CATAGCGAAGAGGAACGCATCAAGCGAGCTGAGGTCAACTACGTTCGCCAGCTCCACATCAGCGCTAACGAACAACGCCTGGCCGACATGCTGCGCGCACGGGGTTTGGCCGTGGAGCAGCAGTTCCCGGTTCACACATGCAACGTCGATCTGGCCATCCATCCCGGCCCCATCGCCGTGGAAGTGCATGGCGGTGGCTGGCACACCATTGAGGGGCATCAGCTCAAGCTGCTGCGCAAACGCGAAGAGCTGTTCAGCCGTGGATGGGCGCTGATCGAAGTCTGGGTTGACGGGCGCTACAAGGTCTGGGATGCCATGACAGACGAGCTGATCGCTCTCTGTAATCGCCTTGGCAGCCTTCCATCCCTGAGCGGTGAGCACTGGATGGTTTTCGGTAACCGCAAGACGCCTGCCGCCATGCGTGCTGATAGTGACGACATTGCCGCTGTATACAGACCGCACCGCAGCAGCAACACTGCCAGCGACAACCGGCGTGTCGCCTAGGACGCACTGAGGGTGGGGTGAGACCTTGCGGTAGTCGGTGGGGAAGCGTTTGCCATCAAGGCTCAAACAGATGGCGCAGACGCTGCTATCTAAAACTGCTGTCCAGGCCAAGCCGTCCGGTCCCATCCAGTCCGGGTCAGCTTCAAACTCATAGATCGCCTGCTGCGCTGCATTGCCCACTTCCTGCACACCGGTGCGGATCAGGGCTTCGACGTTGTTTTCAGTGATGCGCACCACGGCGCTCTCGTAGGTGGCAAAGGTCTCACCGCCTACATCGGAGAGGCCAAGGCGTGCAAAGCGCTCCACGCGGTCTGCCACCAATGCCGGCAGGCTCTGCGTGAGCTGCGTGCTCAGCGTCTTGCCAGCCACTACGGCGTCGTTGACGATGCGCTGCACCTGAGCGGTTGAGGCAGACGCTGCCCCTTCATTGACCAGATCACCACCGGCCATGGTGACCATGCGGCGGGCAAAGCTCAGCTGCTGCTCCACAAACGGCCGCAGGGCTTCTTGCAATGCGGCCAGTTGCGGCACACCGAAGCTTTCCTGCACGCTGCGGGCCACTGCAGCCACCACCGCTGCAATCGTTTGCTCACGGCCAGGGCCAAAACTCAAGACACCAGACTGACCGACGACGCGCTCTACAGCCGTCAGCGTGGTGCGTAGGTCTCTGAGTGCTTGTCGGATTAAGCGATCTTCTAACTGTTTCTGCCGCAGCGCGTTGCGCAGGAACGCTTCAACTTGCTGCGACAGATCAGCCACGCCCTTGTCCTCTTAGCTTTTTGCGCCCGTGGTTTGGCCGGCTGTGCTGACCATCACCCTGACGAGTCTTCTTGGGTTTGCCCTTGGTAAAAAGGCGGGCACTCACACCCGCCTTTGCTTTCACGGCCATCAGACCTTGTAAGCAACAACCTTGCCAGAGGTGAGCGTCACCGAAGTGAACAGCCCATCAATGGCACCGCCTGCTGGGATCGGAACAGCAGAGAAGGTGTTGCCACTGGCGTTTTGCACCGTGGCGGTGTTGATCACAGATGCCTCAAGGGCATAGAGGCGAAAGAAGCGCCCGGTGTGGGCACTGGTGTCGGTGATCAACTCAAAGCCAGCACTGTTTGGAGTGCCAGTGTTTTGGGTTGCAGGGAAGACTGACATCAGCCTTCCTCCTCAACCTTCTTGCGCCCGCGCTTGGGGGCTTCTTTCTGCTCAGGCATGGAGCAGACTTCCGACTCTGTAGAAACAGAGGCCACTGCCGAAGCAGCAGCCTCCTCTTCTTCACGACGAGCCAGGTTGAACCCGGTCAGTCCCATGAAGATCAGCCTCAGTCGAAGTTGCTGGTGACGGTGCCGCGCACGATGCCAATGTTCTTGGTCTCGTACACCTTGGTCCAGTTAGCAACAGTGGCCAGGGTTGCCTGGGTGGGGTTAGCACCGCCTGCGGTCTGGTACTGAGCACCAATGGGGTGGAACACGTTGTGCCAAGACACGGCCATGTAATCGGCCAGCGCGAGGATGTCGCGATCCACTTCGGTCTTCAGACCCTGCTGCTCGCCGGAGGCAACAGCGCCAGGAGTGAAGAAGTAGGTGGCGTACTTCTTGCTGCCGCCAGAGCCGCTGGTTTGGACATCATCCGAAACCAAAACTCGCATCCCCATATAGAAAGGAATGCTGCCATCGGCGGTATAAGCACCAGCCACAGAACCACCGAACACGTCGGGGGTTGCAGCGTTAGAAGCAGCAGCGGTAGCGCGAGCTTCAGTGGCGGTCACGTAGTCAATGGCACGACGCTCAACAAGGTCGTAGTAGACAGCCGAGTGCATACAGATGGCGCTCAGCTTGTCGCCTTGATCACCCAGCAGGGCGCGGGCCTTGGCGACGTGACGAGGAGTGAGTGGGGTCTCACCAGAACCGCCAGCATCAAAGGTCAGATCGACAAAGGATGCCGAGCTGTTGCTGCTACCGACTGCACCAAACACACCAGCGAGGGTGGCGAGCAGATCCTTCTGCTGTTGGTGAGCGATGTAGGCAGCGACCTTGTTGCCAATGGCAGCCATCGGGTCAGCTCCGGCGGCCAATTTCGCTAATTCGCGAACTCCCCATGCACGGCCGCGATGCAGCACCACACCACGCTGCTTGTCGGCAGTGATGTTGCCAGGGGTCAGACTGGCGTTATCGGCCAGCACTTCAGCGTCGCCGCTGAGGTTGGCATCGAAAAAGGGCACATTCACGTAGTCGCCGCCATCGCCAACTGCGTTGAGAGCCTCAAGGGGCTGCACAACACCAGAAGCGATGAAGGCATTGCGAAGAGTGGTGGCCTCTTCCAAATACGGAGTAAAAATCTCCGGGATGACAATATCCGAGCGGACTGTTGCCGCCATGGTTCAGCTCCTAAAGAGAGTGGGTTTGTGGTGCGGCCACAGGCCAATGGGTCAGCACAGCCTTCCCTCTTGCTTGTAAGTATGCCGAAAGGGATTACTTGCTAGCTGCAGCTTTCAAGCGTGCGTAGAGATCAGGATCGGTTTTGTAGATCCTTGCTTGCTCGGTGAGGTTGTAGTGCTCACGCGAGAAGGGGTTTTTGCTGGAGGCTGGTAGCTCAGCACTGCTGCGACCAACCGGTGCACCGGTGCCAGCGGGCTTGGGTGCCTTGAGGCGGTACTGCGGCAGGCTGCTGCGTGCCCAGTCGCTGATTGGTGTGCGCTGGTAGCCATCAACAACGACGACGCTGCCATCCGATTCGCGCTCGATCTGATCAGGCTTGAGGCGCAGGCGGATCACCTCATCGGGATCGTGCACGGTATCGGCAAGGGCAGCGACAGCAGGACCGATCACCTTGAGTTCGCGGTTCTCGGCCTCCAGCTCAGCAACGCGAGCCTGCAGTTGCGACTCACGTTCGCGGTACTGCTGTTCGTAGGTCTTGAGGGCTTCGTCGTACTTGCCTTTGGATTCCAGCTGCTGCTGTTCCACCTTGCGCTTGAAGTCCAGCAGTTCCTGAACATCCACGCCGTCAGGAACTTCAGGGAGCTTCTTGGCCAGCTTTTTTTTCTCGTCCAGCAGCTCCGCATTCTTGCGGCGCATGGCATCGAGTTCTGCTTGCAGGGCTTGCAGATCAGCGTTGTTTGCAGACTGCTCCACAGGAGCGGTGTCGTTTTCGGGCATGTAGAGCCACAGGCTCAGAGTTGCTGATTAGGTTGCCGGACGACTAATTAAGGTCTTGACGCTGCCATTAGTTCTGATGGCGATCACCTTGTGCAGGTGCTTTTGGCCGGGCTTGGCCTTGAGCAGGCGACCTACGGCGGTGACTTCAGGTTTGGTCATAACATAATAGTGATTATGTAAACAGTGCGGCCCAGTCACCGCAATGGGTTTGGCAAGTATTGGCAGCTTTGAGGGGGGGGTACTACATCACTTCCGCCGTCCACCTTTGACCCGACGCAACGCCTGCTCTCGTAACTGCCCGGCACGATCTCGCGGCGAACCACTCAAGCCGCGCACAACGCCAATGCCATCACGCACCACGCTTCTGTCAAGTGCCCCACCTTGTGCTTTGGCAACTTGGCGCTGCCGGTTGTAAATCGCGTTGGCCGCACTACGAGTAACTGCACTGCGTGTAGAAAGCTTCATATTGAACCCATCTCCTCCAGCAATACTGGCCCTATCGGCCATTGCCCGAGCACGCCTGCGTGAAATAGCGCTCAGGCTTGCATCAGGCTTAGAAACTGATCCCGCCTTGTTAGCTGAGCGATTAGCAGCACGCTCAGTAATCGCCCCAGGCTTCAACCCTTTGGGTTTTCCTACCGTGCCCTTAGGTCCACCCCCAGAAAGCTTTGCTGTCTGTGTTGTTCGCTTGTTACCCGATGCAGTAGCAAGCCGCCCACCACGAGCCGTAGCACCAACAGAAGAGAACCTGCCACGGTTGTCCCTCGTGTACCGGCGTGCCATTGAACCCAGGCCTTTAGGACTAGGTTTCCCAGCCCGTTAAGGCAGTTGTTGCAGGTTTGCATCAAGCTGTGCGGCCTGTGCATCCAGCCGTGATTGCTGTTGTGCAGCGGTGGCTTCAATCTCCTGATCAACGTTGAAGTCGTCGTAGAGCCACTCCCCATCGGCCAGCTGAATCAGCAGGGTTTCCTGCGTGATGTCACCGTTGAGGCGCAGCTTGATCAGCTCGGCCACATGGCCAGGTTCCAGCGTGCGGGCCACAAAGTCGTTGTTGACCATGCTGCTGCCGCTGTTGGGCAGGCCGAGGAACGCGCTGTGGAAGCGCAGGCAGTTGTCGATCAGATCTTGCAGGCCAAGCGCCACGGTCATCAGGGCAGCATCACCTTGGCTGCGGTCAATGGCCTTGGCTTCAGCCGCTTGGTTGGTCATGTTCTGACCCATCACAGCAGCTAGGCCCAGTTGATTGATCTGCCGCTCAATCCGATCCAGCTGCTGGAACTGGAAGCCGTAGCTGGTGCCTTGCGGCTCCACAAACTCAGCCCGTGAATCCACGGGTAGAGCCATGGCGGAGTCAGGGCCAGCAGTGATCTCATCTAGTTCGGCTGGCACGCCGTACAGATGGAACCGAGGCACAGCAGCGATGTGCAGCTGATTGCTGAGGTCTGAGC